TAACATGAATTTTCACAAAGACAATCTTGAAGCATTGCAGAAGTTTCAGCAGATGCTTAACGCAGAACCAGACCCACTCGGTGTGGAATCTACACCCGACAAGAAGGCGCAGACCTTAGTCATTAGTCACGTTGAAACCACACTCGATGAGTTGTTCTTCGGGCATTGGCGCACTGAGAACTTTAAATGGTCGGTACTTGCCAACGAAGTGCAGGCATCACTCGAATTGGTGGTCATTCACCCCATCAGCGGCTATGAACTAAAGCGCACCGGTGCAGCATCCGTTATCATCATGGTTGACAAAGTACCTGATAACGTGTTTGGCAGCGATCGTAATAGATGGGCATTAAACCCCGATAACAAGAAAGCTAACGCAATGGACTTGGCGTTTGGTAAACTCAAAACTGAGTGCCTTAAAAACGCTGCATTGTCATTAGGGAAGGTGTTCGGTCGTGACTTGAATCGCAAGAACAAGGATAACTACAAGCCATTCAAGTTGAAAGGCGCACTCGGTCGTGGGCATGAGCAGGATGTAGCGTATGTGCGTGAACTGATTCAGCAGGCAACCGACATCACTCAGCTGATGAAAATCTTTAAGGCCTGCAGCCCTGAGGTGTTGGCTGAAGTAGGTGATGAACTTAATGCCAAAAAAGAGCAGTACGGTTTAGGTGAATGATTTATATTTGACCATCAATAACACAACAACAAATGGAAAACGTATTATTTAGAGCGTCACAACTTGGTAAGTTGATGACTGATGCAAGAACCAAAACAGGTTTAAGCGAAACCACAAAGAGCGCACTACTGGAAGTCTATGTGCAGCAGCGTTACAAACGCTATAAAGAGATAAGCAACAAGTACATTGAGAAAGGATTGGCTGTTGAGAATGATGCCATAGACATGTGGCGCAGGGAGCGAAAGCAGATTGTGTTCAAGAACGAGCAGATGTTCCAAAATCAATTTGTCAAAGGCACGCCCGACCTGCTCATAATCGATGACAATGACAAGTGCTTGAACGTACCCGACATCAAATCTTCATGGAGCATCCACACCTTTATGGATTCAAAGCAGGATGACTTGAGCAAAGATTACTATTGGCAAGGTCAAGCCTACATGTGGCTAACAGGCGCACCTACTGCAACCTTCTGCTTCGTGCTTGTCAATGCACCCATTGAAATGATTAACGATGAGAAGTATCGATTGGCACGCAGGCTCAATCTTATTGATCCACAGGGTGACCCTACGTTTATTAAGAAAGCGCAGAGCATTGAGCGCAACATGATATACGACATGGAGCAGTTCATGCGCGATTACCCGGATGCAGATTTGGAAAGTCACCGCACCGAATGGGTATACGACATACCAGTGCAGGAGCGCATACACGAAAAGAGTATTGCGTATGATGAGGCAGCAATCGCAAAGCTTCAGGAGCGTGTACCAATGTGGCGTGAATACCTTAATACTTTGGATGCATGAGGCACAAATGGGAAAACGCAGATGGTTTACCACATGAAAACAACGATGGAAAATCAAGATGCGAAAAGTGTGGTCTTATAAGATTACGCTTAAGCTATTTAAGAAGAGAAGAAAATGTTGTTTACTATCATCCAACATTACCAAAATTAACAACGTACAAAGCACCTAAATGCAAAGCACTATGAGTAATAAAGTTTACGATTACCTATTCAAAAAATCCAAAAACAAAAAAGGCTTTATTTATTTATGCGAATGCAAAACGGGTTTTTTTTGGAGGAAAGCAAATGAAGACACATACCATCCAGAAATAGAATGGAAATATGGTAAGACCATTAACTTGCAAAATAGGATGAAGCTTTATGGTGAAAATTATACCCTACTACATAAATGGGAAGTAGATCATTTGTCTTTGCGGGAGGAATTAATTAGAACCGATTGGAGTATAACTGAAGATAGAGAATCATTTGATAAAGATGGAAGGGATGAACACGTAAGTTTTGATTGTTTTAATATTGTACAATACTACGCAACAGCCGAACTATCCATGAGATATGAACGAAATTTTTTTGATGGTGAACTAATGGAATGGATTGTAGTAAAAGGCACAAAAGAAAAGCCTCATTTTTTTACTACATCAGAACATGATGGAAGTCTATTACTCAAAACAATTAGAATGTAATTTATGAAAGCAAAAGACAAAGCATGGCAACTGTACTCGAACTATTTTGATATAGTCGAAGGCGGTGAGCAGTTAGGGGAACTTGCACTGGTGCATATCAAAGCAGTTAACGCTGCACTCTATTGTGTCGATGAGGCAATCAGCAACGCACCTGATGAGATTATGCAAGACTTTGAAGGCACGGGTGAATACTATTCCGTGAAGGCTTACTACCACCACGTAAAGAACGAACTACTAAAATTGACAAAGTATGAAGCGAAAAGAAATGATGAGCCTAACCAATGACGAGCTGCGGCTGCTTCGCCACAAGTACCTGGGCATGGTTGGTAAAACACCATCGGAAAAGGATTACATCAATAGAACTTTAATAAGAATCAGACAAGAACTTTTTATCCGACAAGCACAATGACAAAAAACTCAAATGAATCACAAAGCCAGCCATCTTGTTTAGGTGCTGTTAGTGGCAGTGCTGCTGCTGAACAAGTAATTGCTATGTTAAGTCATATATTTACGAATGAAAGTAGGAAGCACGTTGGTAAAAAAATAGAAGAAGTTCCTGAACTGTTAGATATTGTAAATGCTATTGATGTGGTCGATAAGCATTGCCGCTAACTCAGGAATAACCGAAACATTAAAATCAAGTACAATGACACAAGAGAAAAAAGAAACAGCCATTCGCAGACTGCACCTAACCTTAAAGCGCAGGTTCAAAGGTCAAGCCATAAAAATGACATGGGCTGAAATGGAAGGGCTATTGAACGCAGTACAAACCATTGAAATGAACCACATCCATAACTCATACAATGATGGGTACAGGGATGGTGAAACTGGACAACCAAATAAAACCCAACAAGATGACAGCAACACTAACGTTTAATTTACCCGAAGAGCAGGTAGAATACAACTACACGCTGAACGCTGCCCGGTACAAAGATGCACTCAAAGACATTATGGATTTGATGCGCTATGAATATAAGCATGGTGAACACGATGGCGATGTGCAGACTAAGATTGCAGAACTATACGATACGTTCTTTGAAATAACCGAAGGCTTGCTTGAAGAATAGTTCTATATTTGCAACGGTTATGTGATAATACGCATCATTGTTTTTCGTTATTGATTGAACAAGCCCTCAAAACGTTGGGGGCTTTTTCTTTAACGAATCTTACCATTGACAATGCGGTAGTTGCTAACTTCAAACTCGCCACTATCCATCACACGCACGTGCGCAAACCCGTGGTGGTGCTTGTTGATGGGCATGTAGTCAGGATGCAACTCGCACAGGCATGCCACACTCCAACAAGTTGTAAGCTTTCCTTTGATGTTCGGCTCGCTGTGTTCACTCGCCTGATGATGGTGACCACACAATGCATCGGACTTAGCACGCAAGAACAAACCACGTGCGATGTTCACAGGACTGAATACCGATGCACCCAGTTCATGCCCGTGTAAAATGGTAAGGTTGCCGGCATGGATTATCTGCTTGTCGGGAATAAACGTAATGTTCAACTCGTCAAGCTTCATCAATGATTCAAAGTTGAACTCATCCATGCCCAAAAGGTCGGGAGCATTGCGCATGATGTAGTGGTCGTACCGCACATCGTGGTTACCACACTTGTAATAGATCGCGGCATTAGGGAATAGCTTGCGTAGCGTTGCAAGAAACTGCCGTGTCATTAGTACCTCATGCCCAAAGTTTCTTTTGCGTGGGTCTTTTTCAAATCGGCTTATCGCATAGAAGTCTATGATGTCACCATTGAGCAGGATAGTATTCACTTCATGCTCCAGTCCATACTTCAGCGCGAGCGTTAGTGCCTGTATGTTATGGTACGGCACGTGAATATCCGACATCAACAGGATGTCATTGTGGTTAGTTGGTAGTTTGAATGGTTTGTAGTCGCTTTCCTGCGATGGTGGAAGGTCGAGCGGATTGCTCGTTTCAGGTGCTAACTCTGCGAGAAGACTGTTGAACTGATTAAGGTCGGCAGATAGCTTTGATAGATTGCCGACAGGCTTCGTTTTAACAGGCTGTTCTGCCTTTAGTTTATGATACTTGCGCCAACTATAATACAATCGCTCAAACGAGCTGTATTGCATTGTGATGCCATGCTTCACCATAGCCGCACGGATGCGGTCTGCTATTGTTCCCGTTCCTGCATGTATCTCTTTGTAGATTTCCGCATGTTGACCCTGCATGTAGTGTTATTTAGTGCCA